GTATCAGTGTGAAAGCACTCAAAAAGAAATATCAAAAAATTATTGATCAAGGAAAAGAATCAGGAAAAAAATCATTGAGAAGAGCCCAATTTGAAAAGGCCATCAATGGTGATACAAAAATGCAGGTATGGTTAGGCAAGCAGTATCTTGGGCAAAAAGATTCGCCAGAAGACAAAGCAGGCACACAACCTTTACCTTGGTCTGATGATGACACACAAGGAAATCTATAATGGCACTTACAGAAGCACAAAAATCAATATGTGATTCAAAAGCAAGATTTAGAGTTGCTGTTACAGGCAGACGATTTGGAAAAACTTATTGTGCTTTGAGAGAATTAGCCAAACACGCGGCAAAAATGAATCAAGAAATTCTATATGTGGCTCCCAGTTACAGAATGGCAAAATCAATTGCTTGGGAAAGTTTAAAAGACAAATTAAAACAATTGAGATGGGTTGAACAAACCAACGAAGCAGAATTAACCATCAGATTAAAATCAGGATCAAAGATTTATCTTAAGGGTGCCGAAAACAAGGACGCTTTGAGGGGACTAGGGGTGGATTTTTTGGTACTTGATGAGTTTCAAGATTTAGATGAAGAATTGGTCAGTGCTGTGCTTCGTCCAACATTATCAGATAGAAAAGGCAAGATGCTCCTAATAGGGACACCACGCGGAGTAGGTTCTTTTAGCCATAATATGTACACCATGGCACAGAGCACAGAAGATTGGGAAGCCTTCACATACAGAACCATAGATGGTGGTCAGGTTGATGAGCAAGAAATCAATGAAGCAAAAAGAGATTTAGACGCAAGAACATTTGAACAAGAATACTTGGCATCATTCTTAACTTTTTCAGGCATGGTTTATTATTCATTTGATAGAAAAGAATCTGTGAGACCCACACAAGGTTTAGACACCACAGAAATACACGCGGGCATGGATTTTAACTATTCACCGATGAGTGTGGCTATCAGTGTGATCAGAGACAATGTGGTTTATTTCGTAGATGAAATCAGTGTGAATGAATCCAACACAGAACAGATATGTGATGAAATCAAAAGAAGATATCCAAGATCAAAAATCACAATCTATCCAGATGCCAGTGGAGCACAAAGGCGTACATCAGCAGGTGGCAGAACAGATATTTCAATATTACAAAATGCAGGTTTCAGAGTGAATTACAGACCAGCCAATCCTCCCATCAGAGACAGAGTAAATGCTGTAAATAGTAAATTAAAAAACTCAAGAGGATACAGATCGTTGTTCGTTGATTCAAAATGCAAACAAATAATTAAAAGTTTAGAATCTATGCAGTACAAACCAAATTCATCAATCATCGACAACACAGAACACACTCATATGTCAGATGCTGTGGGTTATCTTGTAGATTTTCTATATCCAATCAAAAGAGAAATCACACGCAAACAACCAGAGAGATGGGCGTTCGGAAAAGGAGTTAATTAATGCCAGTTATTAGAGATAGAATTATTCAAGGAGAATCACAATACGCCACAGAGTATATCACACAGGCACACGAGGCTTACAAATACTACTACAACAGATGGCAATTTTTAGGTGATTCTTTTGCTGGCGGATTTGATTACATGATGTCAAGATATCTTGAACCATACTACTATGAATCAAGAGATGACTATCAAAAAAGAATTAGAGAAGTGGCACTGGACAACCATGTGAGATCAATCACAGGTTTATACAATTCATTCTTGTTTAGAAAACAACCCAAAAGAGATTTGGGCAGTCTTGAAAACAATCCAAACATAGATGCGTTCTTAAAAGATGCTGATTTGGATGGCCGATCATTTGATTCATTCATCAGTGACCTCAGCAAGATGGCCATGGTGTATGGAAATGCTTGGGTTATCATAGACAAACCCACATCACAAGTTTCAACCAGAGCAGAAGCACTACAACAAGGCATCAGACCTTATGTGTCACTATTCACACCAGACAATGTGTTGGATTGGAAATATGAAAGACAGATTAACGGTGCTTACACACTGACATATTTGAAAGTGAAAGAAGAAATTCTTGAAAACGATCAATACATCAGAGAATACACACCAGATGAAATCAATGTGTATAGAGTGGCGGGCAAAGACAGAAAAGGTGAATATTTAGAAACAATTCCAAATCAAATGGGCAAAGTACCTGCTATCTGTGTGTATGCTGAAAGAAGCAACATCAGAGGCATAGGAAATTCAGCCGTAGGTGATGTGGCTGATATGCAGAAGATGATCTATGAAGAATATTCAGAGATACAACAGATTGTGAGATTAACAAACCATCCAAGTTTAGTGGTTGAAGAAGGTGTGGAATATTCTGCTGGAGCAGGTTCTATCATCAAGATGCCAAGCAATGCAGACGCGGCGAAGAAACCTTTCTTGTTACAACCAAACGGAGCATCAATTGAATCAGTATTATCATCCATAGCAAGAAAAATTGAAGCCATTGATAGAATGGCGTGTTTAGGGGGAATAAGATCAGTTGAGTCAAGACGCTTATCTGGCCTGGGCTTACAATCAGAGTTTCAATTATTAAATTCTAAACTGGCATCTTTTGCGGCACAGATGGAACACGCAGAAGAACAGATATGGGATATGTGGGCGGCATTTGAAGGTCAAGCATTTGATGGCTCTATTGAATATCCAAGATCCTTTTCAATACAAGACAAAGCCAACGAAATTGCTCTGTTGAAAATGGCCAAAGAAACCAGTCCAACAGATCCAATGATTGGAGACAAGATTGACAAAATGATACTGGAAACAGTGGCAGAAAGATCGTGGGATGAAGTTAAAGAATGGTATGATGAGTGGAAACAGCAGAACGCACCCAACAAAGACATGATCCAACACGCACCTGTCACATCAGCAGATGATCTTGTGAGTCATTTGAGAGAAATGGTTGAAGCAGGCTACACAGATGAAGAAATCAAATCGCTACATCCAGAACTAGCATCATTGTTCAATAAATCAGACGATAGTCCACAAGACGACAATGGCGAAAATCAAGTTTAAAGATTTTGAAATCAGACCAAAACCTAAAAAACTGGGCAGACACAAGAAGCGTATGAACAAATCAGAAAAACGCAATCATAAGAAATACAGAGGTCAAGGCAGATGAGTGCTGTGACTTCTTCAGCAGTTTCTTCCACGGTGGGAGAAAGACCTAAAAAACGCAAATTCAAACTGAAATTAGGAGGTACAATCATGCCAGGCACAAGAGGAAAAAGAAAAAGTTCTATGTCTCGTAAATCATCATCAAGAGGCAAGAAAAAGAAGAAGAGATAATAAATAACAACATCACTACAAATGTAGGGAGGGCACTCTAACTCATTACAAAGGAGGAAATAATGAACGCAGAAACACAAGCGGAAACAATCCAGGATACGCAACCTGAAAAAGAGCAGGCACAAACACAAGTAAATGAAGAAACAAAGACTCAGACTTTTACGCAACAAGATTTAGACAAGATTGTGGCAGAAAGAGTACAGAGGGAAAGAGCCAAATACGATAAGAAGTATGGCTCAATAGATGTTGATCACTATCAAAAGTTGATCGAGAAAGAAGAGAAGGCAAGACAGACAGAGTTGGAAAAAAGAGGCCAATTTGAAACCTTGTTAAAAGAACAAGCAGACAAATTCACTTCTAAAATTCAACAATATCAGTCAGAACTTCATTCAATCAAGGTTGATGGTACACTATTGAATGAGGCTTCAAACTTTAAGGCAGTGAATCCCCAACAGGTTTCACAATTACTTAAAGGTCAATTGAAGTTGAACGAAGCAGGCACCGTTGATGTTATTGACACAAAAACAGGGCAAGTCCGATACAACGAAAAGGGCGATCCCATACAAGTGAAAGACTTGGTATCAGAGTTTCTTCAAGCGAACCCACATTTCGTTCAAGCAGGACCTAATGGTGCTGGCACAGGACAAGGTGTAGGTAGGCAGAAAAATCTTGTGGATAACGATATAAGCAAACTGGACATGAATCGTCCGGAGGACAGAACTCGATACAAAGAGATCATGTCAGCCAGAGGTGTTCGTGTCTAAAACAAAAAACCATTAAGGAGATACAACAATGGCAAATGAAGTAACAAGTTCGGTTATAAGCGAACTTTACACAAACATAGTTCAAGCCGCTCTTTACCAATACTCTGAGGGTACCGTGGTAAGACCGTTATGTAGAAACTATGACATGAGAGGAACTCCAGGATTGGTAAGTACCGTTCCTAAATTCCCCCAAATATCTGCAAGTTCATTAACAGAGAATACAGATATTACAGCAAACACAGGCTTCAACACTACAGAAGCAACAATGACAGCAACAGAATATGGTGCTAAATTATTGCTTACAGATGTAGCAAAAGAGGCTTCAAAAGAAGACATCAGTGCGGCTATCGGGCGTCAGCTCGGCGATGCAATGGCAGTCCAAGCGGATTCAGCCCTAACGGCTTTATTCCCATCTTTCTCACAGAGAGTTGGAGCGGCTGGCGATGATGTAACGGTTGAAACTATATTCAAGGCTGTGGCCCGACTGAGAAATCAGAATGCCCAAGGTCAAGTAAATGTAGTTCTTCATCCGTATTCTGCTTTCAGTCTTAAAAAGCAATTAACTCAAGCAGGTAACACGAATCTTTCGTCTTTATCTGATTTAGGTAATCAGGCTTTAAGATCAGGCTTTATTGGTCAGATCGCTGGAGCGAATATCTTTGAATCAACTAATGTTGGAAAAGACACAAACGATTCTGTATCAGGCACAGGAAACTATGTGGGTCTTGCATTTACACAAGACGCTATGGGTTTCATGATCAAGCGTGATGTAAGAATTGAAATCGAAAGAGATGCTTCTTTAAGAGCTGAAGAGATAGTAGGAAGCATGAGCTTTGGTGTGGCGGAGTTATTCGACGAATACGGCGTAGGTATCGTTGGTAACGCATCAGTGGCTTAATACTAAATACTTGTCACATCAATATAGTTTGATTGGCATATTTGAAGGGGCGGTAGGCAACTATCGCCCTTTCTTTTTGAGTATATGAATAAATACTCACATACAGGCAAGAAGCACTTGCTTTAACATTAACATACTAGAAGGGGAAGAACCCAAATGGCCATAACACTATTAACCATTTCAGACATTCAAGAATACGAACCAGATATCCTAAATTACGGTATTCCAGATTTCGACAACGAACAAGCCAGAGCACAACAAGATGTATTCCGTGATTTAAGAATCAAATATTGGCCCACACAGGTGATAGGATTATACGACGCCAAATATATTACTGGTGCCAACCAAGAGCCAGATGATGATTTATACACAGCCAGCCAACTCACAAGAGTCGCTGTGTTTCAATGTTTAGGTTATCACATCTATCCAAAATTAGCCAAGTTCGAACCCGACCAAGATATCTTCGAAAGAAAAATGTATTTTTACAGAGAAGAATATTCAAGAGAATTTGAAAAAGTATTACAAGACGGTGTAGAATATGATTTGGACTCATCAGGCACGGTATCTGACAGAGAGAAAGAACCCACTTCATTTTTACGCCTAAAAAGGTAAAGAATGAGCAACAGGGAAGACATCACAAAAAACATCGTTCAAGTACTGCAGGATATGGATCATCCCAAGGTCACTTTCGTCACGAGAGAACCTTTTGATGTGTTAAAATTAGCCATCACACAATTCCCAGCACTATTGGTAACCAGTGGCAATGAAAGCAGAGAAGATCACGCCATGGGTGGTTCAAGAAGAGGCGAGATGCTGGTCACAATCAGAGGTTATGTGAGAGCAGATGGCAGATCGGGTCAAGTGATCACGGTGGATCAAAAGCGAAATGAATTGATTGAACGAATTGAAGAAGCCCTTAATTCAGACAGAACCAGAGAATTAGCAAACACAAGGGCCAGTACGACACACATAACAAATATAGAAATCATAGACAGAACACCGCCACTGGGAGAATTTTTAGTGACGGCCAATGTTAGATATTCTTTCACAAAAGGAGCAGTATAATATGTCAATGCACATAGAAAATTATGTCACAATGTTAGACAACAATCAACAACAAGTTAAGGTTGAAAAAAACAATACACAAAGATTTCTTGATCAAGGATGGACCATTATTGATCAGAATAAACCAGCCAAAGCAAAATACAAATTAACTATTGATGCTGAAGCGGTTACAACAACGAAGTCTAAAGGAAGAAAGAAAAAAGAACTTGAACCAATTGTGGATGAAGGTGAAGATATCATTCTTTCAGAAGATATAAACCATGTGTGCGATGAAGATTGTTCACATGACACAACAACAGAGGAGAAATAAACTATGGCAACTTATACAGGTGAGGGTGGCAGAGTTGAAATCACGGATAATGATTCAGCAGGTACTGGCACAAACACAATTGCTGAAGTTCGTTCTTGGACACTGGATCATACAAAAGAAATTCTGGATGATACGGTGATGGGTGATGGCGCTCGTACTTTTAAACACGGGTTACATTCATTCACAGGAACAATGGAAGTGATTTACGATTCAGCACACACAACAACTACAAACGCATTTGATCCATCAAGTGATGTAGATATGACTGCTGTGTTCTATACTGGATCTTCAAGTCCAGCTCAAAAATTCTCGGGCAGTGTGCTTGTAACTTCGGTTTCAAGAACAGCATCTTTTGATGACTTAATCACAGCAACCGTGAGTTTCACTGGATCAGGACCATTAACCGTAGCAACGGTATAATGTTTAAGGCGCGAGTCTTGAATTTAAACAGGGTGCTATCTGCGGTCACGAAAGAAATATCGCAGATTGGCACCAAGTTGGCAGATAGACTTTTGATTGAAGCAAAGAAAAACACTCCAATCAAACAAGGTACAGCCAGAAGAGGATGGAAGGTTGAGCGACAAGGCACAAATACAAGAGTCATCAATCGAACACCTTATATTGGGTCATTAGAACGAGGGCGATCAAAACAAGCACCTAATGGTATATTACGACCCACCATTAGAGGTTTAAAAAACAGGAGAAAACTATATGAGTAACATATTAGAAAATGCAAAATCGCACTTCAAATCTAAATTGTCGGGCGAATTAAAAAAAGTATCTGTACCGGAATGGAAACAAGACATCTATTTCAAAGGCAGTTATCCTTTTGCTGTGGAATCCAAAATTATTGAATTACAACAGCAAGGAAAAACGGTAGAAGCACTGGTAGAATCTATCATTGCTAAAAGTTTAGACCCAGATGGAAAACCTTTATTCAACAAGTTTGACAAAGTCACACTGTTGAATGAAGTTGATCCCGCTGTGTTGGTTAAAATTGCTACGCATCTAAATAATGCGACAATGGAGTATACATCTCCGGAGGAGTTAGCAAAAAACTAAAACAGGACACCGAATTGCTATTGATTATGAAAGTTGCAACAGACTTGAAAAAATCGATAGCAGAGGTCATGCAATTCAGTGTCCATGAATTGGCTCTTTGGGCCGCTTATTATAAACTAAAGCATGACGAAGAAAAAAACAAGGTGATGAATAATGGCCGAGCGAATTCAAATAGAATTAGTCGTCGTAGATAAGACAAGTAGAGCACTTTCTAAAACAAGAAAGTCTGTTATCAATGTCAATAATAGTTTGATGACCACCAGCCAGTTGGCTAAAAACGCCGCTGGTGCTCTGGCCCTTATTGGTGGAGTAAATGTTATCAAATCCATTGTGGCAACCACAGCAAGATTTGAAGATTTAAGAACATCACTGTCTGCTGTTACAGGTTCAGCACAAGGTGGTAAGAAAGCATTTGATGACATCATTAAATTCTCAACAAAAACACAATTTGGGGTTGAAGATCTATCAAAAACTTTCATTAAATTAAAAGCATCTGGAATAGAACCCACAGAAGAATTATTAACCACATTCACAGACACAGCGGCGATTACCACAGACCAGATTGGTACATTAGAAGCCATCACAGATCTATTTGCTAGAACGGTATCGGGTGGTTTAGGTTTAGAAGAATTAAACAGATTAGCAGATAGAGGTGTTCCTGTATTCCGTATCTTGGAAGAACAATTGGGCATCACAAGATTGGAAGTATCTAATTTTGGTAAGACAGCAGAAGGAGCCAAAAAGATCACAGATGCTTTATCCACAGGTATCAGACAGCAATATGGTGGAGCCACAGCAAAAGTAGTAGGCAACTTATCCACACAATTTTCAAACTTTTCAATTGCCCTAAAAAATGCGGCAGATCAGTTTGGACAAGCACTGGCACCAGAATTAAAAAAAGCCACACAAGATTTAACCAACTTCATCGAAGGCAATGCAGACAAACTGCCAGAGATTGCTAGAGATGTAGCCGCATTTGGAAAAGATGCCGCAGAAGCGTTGGCATTAATTGGTGGCGGAATTAGAAAATTATACAATTTAGCAGATGAATTAGGATTGGGTGAAATAGGAATATTAGGTTTCTTATTGTTAGGAACAAAAGGCAAAGTGGCTGTTCTTGCTATTGGATCTTTTGTCGAACTGATAGATAGATTGAAAAAATCTTTAGATGAATCTGCAGAATCTGCTCAAGATTTATCAGATAGTCTTGTAAGTCCAGATGATGAACTAAACAATTGGATCACAAGCACAAACAAAGCGTCAGAATCCATGGGAATTGTTGTTACTCAAATGTATGACTTTGATGATAGCATAGAAGGAGCATCCAATGCTCTTTCAACACAACAACAAATATTAGATAGAGTCAATTCAACCATTGGTGAATCCAATGTGATCTATTATGAATTTACCACACTACAAGAAGAAGCCGCTGAAAGAGCCAGAACACTAGCCGCTGAAAATGCCGCACTCAAAAAGGAAATGGAAAAAACATTTGCTGGTCAAGTGATTAGAGGCATTTCAAATTACAAAACTCAATTGGATGAATTGATTGCTAAAAAATACACCATTGCTAACATCATCAATGACACATTATTCAGTGCAATCACCACTTGGGCCAATACAGCAGAAAGAGAATTGGCTGATGTAGTGATGGGTGCTAAAACACTACAAGAAGCACTGGGCAATATAGCACAATCAGTATTGAGAGAATTGATCCAAGGATTCATTAGATTGGTTATCATCAGACCAATACTGGACAAACTGGCAGAGAAATTGGGTGTGAATTTAGATGCGGCACTGAACAGAGAAAAAGCCATCAATAGAGAATTACAGAAACAGATTGCTTTCAGATTGGTGTTGATGGCGATCACAGGAGGCTCAGGTGGATTTATTCCAGGTCTGGCTTCAGGAGGACCAGTCACAAGAGGTCAGCCATATGTGGTGGGCGAAGAGGGACCTGAGGTATTTTTGCCCAAAGAAAGTGGCACAATAATTCCTAATGATAAGTTGGGAGGCATGAGCAGTGGTGCTGACATGATGCCAATGGGTGAACAAGTAACCGTTAATTTTAACATCAACACGGTGGATGCTTCTGGGTTTGATGAATTATTAGTGGATAGAAGAAACACCATAGTGGGCATCATAAACCAAGCATTAGCCAAAAGAGGCAAACAGGGAGTAACAGCATAATGGCTTATATAGGATATTTTAATGGACCTCAATCTGTGTTATCCAATGTATCACAGGTTGGATTCAGATCAATCAATTTTAAACAAAGAACACAAACGGTGGTCACAAAAACCATTTCGGGTAGAACCATAAGAACACAACAGGCAACCACATTGTGGGAAGGCACATTGGAGTTTCCTGTATTAACACACAAAGAATTTAGACAGATACAAGGGTTCGTGGCACTGGCACAAGGATCATTGAATGAATTCGATATCATACTGCCTAATATTTCATCAAGAACAGCAGGTGGTAGATTGTATAATCTTGCTGTGAAAGATGACACAGCGGCAGGTACCACAGCCATCAAGGCTTATCAAACCGTTGATTCAGCAGGACAACCCATCAAAGGAGATGGTGATTCAGCAGGTTACACACCAGCAGATGGTTTCACAATTCTTAACATGGGTGATGTGATTAGATTTGACAATCACAACAAAGTTTATATGTGTACAACAGATATCACACCAGACACAGCAGGTGATTTCACAATCAATATTCAACCAGCACTCACATCAGCAGTGATAGGTGAAACAGGCAAGACCAATGCTGACTACAACACAATCACAGAAATAACTTATGATGATGTGCCATTTAGAATGGTGTTCAAAGGAGATTCAGCGGACTACAGATACAATGTGGATGGAACCGTTAATTTTAGAATTGATGTAGAAGAGGTGTTATAATGACCAGAGAATTCTCCAATTCTTTACAAACTTATCTGGCAGGAAATTCCTTAATAGAAGTATTTCTTGTGTCTATTGAAACAACCACAGGAACAAATCGTTTCACATCAGCACCTTTTGATATCACATACAATTCACAGACTTGGCAGGCACAAGGAGATTTCTTAACCATATCAGAAGGACAAGAAACAGCAGAATTACAGATACATTCTGTGAATATTATTATCAGTGCTGTGGATGTGACCAATGTGACCACATATGGTACTTCAGACATCATCAACAAGAATGTGGAAATATACAGAGCTTTTTTAGATCCTGTCACACTGCAATTGAATGGTGATTCAGGTGGTGATGCTGTGTTTCTTGCTTTTAAAGGTAAGATAGCAGGTTATCAGATTTCAAACAATGTGAATACAGCAGATATTCAAATACAAGTTTCAAGTCAGTTTATCAATTTCACAAGAAAAGCAGGACGCAGATCAAACCTTGTTTCATTTCAAAGAGAACACCCACAAGATAAATCAATGCAGTATTCACACGAAACACTCACAGATATTTTCTGGGGTAGAAAAGGCATCTAATGATTAGAGATATTCAAATCACAGACATCAATAAGATTTTAGATTGTATCAATCTTTATGAACAATCTGCACAATTGGAAGGATCAAACAAGATCAATAAAGAATTTTTAATGAACAATCTTAAACAAGGCATCATATCACCCAATCACAAAATTGTGGTGAAAGAAATGCTGGACAAGATTGTGGGATTTGCTGTGGGCAGTCTATTACAAAATCATTGGAATAACCAAATGTATGGAGAAATATCTTACATATTCGTACATCCAGATTTAGAAGGCAGAACACACAAGAAAGAATTGTTTGATGAATTAAACTCTTGGTTTATGGATGAAGGTTGTCATTATTCATTGTCAATGACACATCACTGGACAGAACAATACACAGCACAACAAGATTATATCGATCAAGCAGATCAATTTTACACCAAGAACAATTGTGTGATGGTGGGTTATAACTATTTGAAGGTGTTAAAGAATGATTGAATTTAGAAAAACCACACTGGAAGATTGTGAAAAATTAAGTCGCACAATTGGCAATATGGATAGACAAGAAATATTTGATTCAACAGGTTTAGAACCTTATCAAGGCATAGTGTTGTGCTATCAATTTTCTAAAGAAGATTGTGAAGTGGCTTACAATGAACACAACGAAATATTAAGCATTCACGGTGTGATGGACAGAGGCAGTTATGGTGCTCCTTGGATGCTGTTGAGTAAGAATGCTTATCGTAAAGCAGGTTTAAGAACAGGCATGACAGAAACCATAGATTGGGTTGATAGAAAATTAAAAAAATATGGAAGATTGATGAATTACATCAGTGCTCAAAACACAAGAACTATCAAATGGTTAGAGTGTTTGGGTTTCGATATCAAAGACAAAATTGACAATTATGGTTACAGCAGAAAGCCATTTTTAAAGTTTGAAAGGAGTTCATAATGTGTTGTTGTTTCGACGCAGATACAGAAATTAAATTAGCCAGTGGTGAATCTAAAAAGATTAAAGATATTCGACCTGGTGATAAGGTTGTTGGACTGGACAATAGAATAAACACGGTTAAACGATTGATGAAACCCATCAAGCATTTTAGAAATCTTTATGGCATCAATAATGGAAAACCTTTTACCACAGCAGAACACCCATTCAAAACGCCAACAGGTTGGGTCAGCATAAAGAATAGATTCAAATGGAGTGACCCAGACACATGGGCTAACCTTGTAGAAGATATCGCTGTGCAATGTAAGCCGTTGAAAAAAGGCATGACACTGGACAACAGATCAGGCAAAGTTAAAATAGAAAAGATCACAAAGATCAACAGATTAAAAGATTTTTTTAAACCTGTGTATAATTTAGAACTGGATGGCAATCATACATTTTACGCCAACAATTATCTTGTGCATAACAAAGGCGGTGGTGGTGTGGTTGGCAAAATTATTGGCGGAGTTACCAAAGTGTTCAAAAAGACTATTGGAAAGATTTTTGATTTTATAGGTGATGTGATTGGTTTCGTGTTTAAACCATTCGGTGTGCCAGACATTCCAGATTTTTCTCCAGAAAATTCAGCCTCAGGAGTTAAATTACAAAAACCTGGAACCAATGTGGGCTTTCCTGTGATCTATGGCAAAAGAAGAGTGGGTTCAGTGCCCATATTTGCTGAAACAAATGGATCAGACAATCAAGATTTATATGTGGTGTATGCTATCTGTGAAGGAGAAATAGAAGGCATACAGAACATCAAAGTGGATGGAAATACAATTGGCAATTCAAGCGGCACTTACACCGCTGGACAACAATACAATGCTGGTTATCCATACGATGGTGGTAGAATGGTATTTCAATGTTTCAATGGTACGGAAAATCAATCACAAAGTTCATTAGCCAACGGATCAGCCAGTTGGGGTAATGCTCAAAGAACACTGCCTGGTTTAGCATATGTGGCGGCAAGATTTAGATGGATTGCTTCAACACAAGATGAAGCAGATAGAAATCCATTTGGGGGCGGTATTCCTCAATTAGAATTCGATGTGTGCGGCAAAAAAGTGTATGATGTTACCACTCACGCAGGTGGTTTAAATCTTGCTAACGACTATGATGCATTAACAAAAACTTATTCAACCAATCCTGCCAATTGTTTGCTGGACTATTTGATGAATCCTAGATATGGAGCCGGCTATGGCAAAGAATACATCAATGCTGATTCATTCAAAATAGCCGCCAACAAATACAACACAGAAGTGGTACATGACGCCGCTGATCCCAGCAATTCCACAGCAAAAATTATCACCTGCAATGGTGTGCTACAAACAGAAGCAGAAATATTACAGAATGTTAAAACACTCTTGAGTGGTTGTAGAACACTGATGCCTTTCGTTCAAGGCAGATACAAATTAAAGGTTGAAGATGGAGGTCATCCAACAGACATCACTTCCAGCACTGTGAGTGTGGCTTTTGATGTAACAGCACAACACATAGTGGGTCAGATCACGCTGTCTGGTGAATCTAAAGAATCCAAATACAATCAAGTGCTGGTAAATTATGTGGATCCAGATGAAGAATTTTCATCACAACAAGAATTTTTCAACACCACAGGAGATTTGGCCAAAGATGACAACGAAACATTGACTGGTGAATTTACATTTGAAACCATCACCAACAGAGCCACAGCAAAAGATTTCGCAAGATTGATCTATCAAAAATCAAGAAATCAAAGAACCATAGCATTTGACGGCACACAGGAATTGATGAATGTGGAAGTGGGAGATATCATCAGAATCACAGACACAATTCTAAATCTAAATCAAGACACATTTAGAGTGGTTGCACTTTCATTACAAGTAGACAGCACGGTGAGAATAGAAGCAGTGGAGCATGATGCCACAATATATCCACACATCAGCACCACACAAAAAGAAATAGCACCGCCCATATTCAAACCCAATTCAAACTATATCTATGTGAGATCCACACCACAGAATCCAGCACCAGAAAACTACAACAATGGTGTGGTAGCAACACCGCCGCCATTGGCATATCAAAGTTTCCCTTACATCGATCAATATGGTATAAGCAATGTGAATGTCAATACTCATCAATTGGTTGCTGTGAATTCATTCATGCTACAGAATAAGACAGCATCTGATAGATTATTATTGGGTGGTGCAGTGAAGATAAGAACTGATTTAGGATACAGAATATACAATTTTAATCAAACAGGTCAAAATTTAAATTGTTTGATTGGGGAATTTTTCTTTTCACCTTCAGCCGCTAACCAGTTCATTTCCCAGGTGATTGTGGATGTGTATCAAGGAGGAGTATATCAGGAAAGATATGCACACAATATTGCCCAATTCCCTTTTAGCCCAAGGGTGCCTCCAGGATTACCCATAATTATTGCACCGGGCTTTCCTGTATTACAATATACACCAATGAGAATTCCCATGCACAGCAGTTTGGAATACAAGGTATTTTTTCAAACTCCTTTCTCCATAGCAAATAGTTCTAAATTAAAAATTGCTGGAGACATCAGCAGTTGGACAGGTTTCACAGAACACACATACACGGTGGGCACAGACACCATCAGAGACAATGGTGGAGAAGGTCTGGTGAATTATGTCAAAGACAATTTAAATAGTTTCGTCACTCTGTTTCCAAATGGATCTTCATTTGTCAGCAACACAGGTGGCGCAGTGAATTTAGGAGGATAAGATGCCAGGCACAGGTTATTATGATTCAAACACAGCCACATACAAGAGTCTTCCTGTAGAAACTTGGGATTCGAATGGTGACTCTGCTGGTTACACATGGAACGATTTTACCACATGGGCAGGCACAGCCTCAGATTCAGTCACATTCACCACACAGATTTATGATGGTGGCAAAATAGATTATTGGAATTCCACCGTGTTGGTATCTGGCAGTATTCCTGCTGACATCACCATCTATTATGGCAACACAAAAGATTCATCTGGAGGTGCAATTGATTCGCCCACAACGGTGAATATCACACCCAACACCAATCCCATTGCAGGCATACAAGCAAGATATTTTCAATTTGATGTTACAATCACAAGAGATAGTGCCACCCAAGCAGATCCAGAAATATATTCAATCAATGTGAATCTATCCAATCAATTGAAACAGATACAACAATCAGACATCGACACCAGCACACTAACAGGTTCCGTAGGACAAAGACAACTCACTTTCAATGTGGCAACAGGAAAAATTGTGAATCTCTTGGTTCAACCTCATATTACACAATTGGATGATTCAGCAGGAGAACCAACCAGTCCTGTGATTTACATAGACAAGTCCAGCACACCGGCCATATTAAATATATTTGATATGGATACATATGGTA